CCCTCCAGATATGCCATGGAATCAAACTTATGCCACCAATGGACAGCCGTTTGAATGTGATGTTTGTAAAGGCAAAAAGATAATCGGGACACTCACAGGACTCCCACCAAAGGACTAATCAAAGACCCTAATTAATAATTACAGAGTATGAAAGCAAATGAATTGAGGATCGGGAATATCGTTGAGTTTTCAACGCCGAAACTTCCATTGAATATCCATGAATTGAGCCACATTGTTACGGCGGAGGATATAGTAAATTTTGAAAACGGGAAAATATTACTTACCCCCGTTCTCCTTACCGAAGAAAGGTTGCTGAAGTTCAGATTTCATAAAAGAAAAGTTATGGGGAATTATTGGTTTGAAAAGACATATAAGAAATTATTATTTATAACCAATGACATTAATACCAAAACAGGGTTTGCATTTTCTACAAAACTTGATCACGTTTTTATTCATGATATGCCGGGTAACGGAATTCGCATTAAATATGTTCATGTTCTTCAAAATGTTTGGTTCGCTTTGACAGGTCAAGAGTTAATTTCAGAGAAGGGATGAGTCAAGACTATCAGATCGGAATGTTCGGTCTTTTTGAATTTACAATCAGAAAGAAAGATAAATATGGAGAGTATATAACTCCTATGGCTGGTCACTATGAGATCAAAGAAACGGACGCAAGGAACGTTCTATTGACTGACGGGCAAGTAAGATTGATCGTAACAAAGAAAAGAATAACGATGTTTGAGAAAAAAGAAAAGCCTGAAATAAAATAAATTTGCAATTGTGAGAAATATTTTATAAACTTTACGGCATGAGTTTATCATTAATCGTCATCGGGGTAATTTGTCTTGCTTTATTGATCGCAATAGTTTGGCCTGAAAAAAAATAAGATGCCAGCACCAAAAGGAAATAAGAACGCAATAGGTAATGAAGGCGGCCGACCTCCTCTTTATTCCGATCCTAAAAAACTTCAAGAAGCCTGTGATAAGTATTTTGTTGAATGTGAAGATAAGAAAGAACCACTAACAATTACCGGCCTTGCATTATCGCTTGGATTTAGCACTCGAAAGTCACTATTAGATTACTCTGAAAAGGTAGAGTTTGTAAACATAATAAAAAAGGCTCGGTTAAAAGTTGAATGTGGATATGAGAAAAGATTAGCAGGAAACACTCCGACCGGAGCTATATTCGCTTTAAAGAATATGGATTGGCACGATAAGACAGAATTAACCGGAAATGAAGGTAAAGACTTATTCCCTCCTTCAATAATGTTCAAAGACTTTAAGAATGGACAACCTTGATCTATCGGTTAAATTCAAACCGATGTTTCAATTATTCAATGACAAGTTTTATCCAGAGGTGGACACAATAATTATCACAGGTGGCCGGTATTCGCTAAAATCATTCACAGTTTCTATTTTCGCTCTGACTGCATTAATTAATTATGGTTGGAATGTTCTTTATACACGCTACACGAATATGTCGATAATTGACTCTGTAAAGCCTGAAGTAAGCGACAAAATAGACTTGCTTAATCTCGGTGGCAAGGTTCTGGACACTCAATCACATATTGAATACAACGGCAACAGGATTTCATTCAAAGGAATCAAGACCGGGAACCTGGGGCAGACAGCTAACCTCAAATCATTATCCGGGTTTAATCTTTTCGTAAATGATGAAGCTGAGGAATTGCCGGACTTCAAGACATTCAAGAAGATATTTTATTCTATCAGGTCCGCAACAAAACGAAACCTGACGATTTTAATCCTTAACCCCACGACAAAGGAGCACTGGATTTATAAAGAGTTCTTTGAGAAAAGGGGATTAAATGGCGGGGATAATTGCATTAAAGACAATGTTCTATACATACATAGCAGTTACCTGGATGCGGACCAGAAACAGATACCTAAAAACATACTCGCTGATTATAAACGGTTACAGGTTGAGGATCCCAAAGAATACGATAATATTGTTCTCGGAGGATGGGTGAGTCAGTTAGAGGGTGCGATATTCCCACCTGACAGTCTTAAATATTATAAGGATTTCCCGCCTGACGACATGGAATATTATACGATAGGATATATAGATAGTGCAGATACCGGGGAAGATTACTTCTCAATGCCTGTGGCTCGTGTATGTGGGAATAAGGTTTATGTATTTGACTGTATTTTTGATCAATGTAATCTTACAATACAAGAGGCACAAGTACAGAATAAGGTAAGGATTCATCATATAAGCGAACTGGTAATTGAGACAAATAGTTTTGGAGCCTATTTTTCCAGACGAATAAGGGAATTAATCCCCACAGTCGAGGTGTTTGGTATGTTTAGCAAGACAAACAAGATAGCCAGAATATTGGCGAACTCAGGATTGGTAAAATACTATTTTTATTTTCCTGAAAAACCAAATCCTGACTTACAGAAATTTATGGAACAATTTACAAGCATATTAAATACGTCAAAAGACAAAGATGATGCAGCCGACAGCATTAGTGGAATGTGTTCATATTTAGAGCGTTACAAAAGTTTATTTAAAGAGGAATTATAGAAGGTCAGAGATAAAGAAAACAAATTAATGATCTACACTCCTTCCGAATATAGCAAAGCGTTTCTGCTGAACAAAAAGAGAGTCAGTGCAAAGACTGTTATTCGGAGGGCAGTCAGGGGATTACTTCCCTCGAATCATAAAGTAAATAAACTCAAAGGACGTACCGGATGTTATCTCATTGAGGTCAAAGATAGTCCTGGGTTCAAGTCCCAGTTGTTACCTGAATAGGGTATCAATAGCTCAGTTGGTAGAGCAGGGAGGCCTTATAGAGATATAGGGCTTCTTCCTTTTATGTCTATAGTTAGACAACTATCGTAAATATATTATACACTAATCCAAAATCAGTTTTATATTTGGCTGCATAATTCAATGCAATGCCCGAAGATACATTTTGGAGCAGTTTTAAATCTATATTCTCAAAGCGGGACGGTCTCACCCGCAACTCAATTAATTACTTTAACTATCAGTATCTTATCGACAAGCCGGCATGGCTATTATTGTCTAATGCTCATCAATACAGACAAGCTGTCGCTGAGAATCCTGTTTTATTCGGTTGTATTGATATTCTGGCTTCGGCAGCCGCCAACGGAAAGAAGTACCTTGTTGATTTGAACGGAAAAGAAGTTCCCTGGACTTCAGGCAAGACAGGAGTGCAGAATGCAAGGAAGTTATTTATTTACCGTCCAAATCCTTTACAGTCAGCCAAAGAGTTCAACTATGAACGTGCATATATGTTTTTTACGTTCGGCAATAACTATGTATTCCTGAATAACCCGCTTAGTTCGTTTGATACCGATATTGTGACGGTTCAGACGATGTATAACCTGCCTTCGGAGTATGTCGAGGTAAAACAGACTGGTAAGATTTACGACCAGATCGACATAAAAGGCATCGTTGAGAAATACTGCCTTACGAGTTATCTGCCTGTTAAAGATTTCGCTCCTGATCAGATCATCCATTTTAATGATGTGAACGTTTCGAATGTAGGCAATTCGGTTATTGGATCGTCACGTCTTGAAGTCTTGAAATACCCGATTACGAATACTCAACTGGCATTCGAGGCCATGAATGTGATTCTTAAAAGCAGGGGTATGCAAGGAATCATCAAAGCAAACAATAAAGATGCTACCGGTACGCAAATATCATTAGGACAGAAGGAAAAGGATGAGATTGACAAGACTTTTAAAACTGAATACGGCTTGAGAGAAGATCAAAAACAATTCCTGATAAGCTACGCTGATATTGATTTTATCAAGACAATAATGAACTCCAAAGAATTAGGTATTTACGAGGAGTTCTCGAATAATGCAATGATAATTTCAAACGGTCTTGGTGTGCCTCCTGAACTTTACAAAACATACATAACAGGAGCCACGTTTGAGAACCAGGTGCAGGCAGTCAGACGCCTTTATCAGGATACGATAATACCGAAAGTCGAAAACGAAGATCAATACTATACCGAACGACTTAATATGCGTAAGTATGGCCTTGAGTTAAAGACAGATTTCTCTCATGTCCCGGCACTTCAGGAAGCATTCAAAGAAAAGGCAACGGCTTTATTTTACACTTCACGAGCTGCAGACCTTGCTTATAATGCAAATATCATCACATGGAACGATTATCTCAGAGCGTTGGATTTGGATCCCGTTCCTGATGGTGACAGAAAGAAATACGAGAGGACAGAGATTCCGGCTGTGGATGTTGCGCCTCCTGCACCGCTTGTACCAGTAAAAGAACCAGGTCAAATATAAGACAATGAAAAAGAAACTAAGCAAAGAGGAAATTGAAAAGATCAAGAAGATAAAGAAGTCTAAACAGAAGGCTATGAACGAAAATAAAGCAATAGAGAAATGATACGGTGTAACGCATTGAATAAGTCCTTTGAGACAAAAAAAGAATTGTTTGCAGCATTAAAAGCAAGCGAGGACAGGGTTATCTCATTCAAGAAGGCTCAGAATTACAAGAGTGCTGAAAAGGGACAGTTAAGTGGAGTAGAGGCATTCTTAAAAACCGATATAGCTGAAAAGGCCGGACTCATAACCAAGCAGGGATATGTTTACCCGGTCATAAATACTACCCGTTACATGGACGATCAGGATGATGTTCATTTTGACGGCATCTGGAAAAAATCACTTTCAGAACAAGCAGGGAAAATATTTTACTTGTCGAGTCATTCAAAGAAGATAGACGACGTTATTGCATGGCCCGAAGATGTGAGGGCATTCACTCAGCTAATTGACTGGACCTCTGTCGGCAAGAACTATGCAGGACAAACCGAAGCCCTGATATTTGAGATACCCGAAGATAAACTTAAAAAAGAAGTTGCCGTTAATGCCATCCGGGAAAGAAGAAAAGTACAGGGATCGGTATCAATGTATTATGTAAAAATAATGATGGGCATTGACAGTACAGAAAAGTATTATGCAGTTAACAAGGTATATTTTGACTCTAAAATAAATCTCATTGCAAACCAGGATGTTGTAAGGGAACAGGGTTACTTCTTTGGTGTCGAGGAGGCAAAGATTAATAAGGAAGGAAGCCTTGTATTGCAGGGGTCAAACGATGCAACAGAAATAATATACTCAGATGAAAAGACTGAGCCGTCAGTTATTGACACTCAGATTCAAAATAGAGCCGCTAAAAACAAACAAAATATAGATTATGCATATTTAATAAGCAGATTAAAAAAATGAAAGAAATAAAATTAACACAAGGTTATAGAAAATTATAAAGATTTTGCAAACTTGAATGTAATAGAGCCGTCGATAAGGCACTCTGTCGCTATATGAGCCGTTATTAAAACACTCATAGAAAAAGAGAATTAACAATTTAAAAACAATTAAAAACTAATATCATGGAAGAAAAAGAAAAACTTTTACTTGAGATAAAAGGTCTTATCGCTGACTCACAGAAAGAAGGCGTTAAAAAATCCGATCTCGATAAAACTATCGCTGAACTTAATGCAAAGATCGAGAAACTCAGCAAGCCTGAGATTGATGCGCTCCCTGCCGCTGTTGAAAAACTCATTTCAGAACAAGCAAAACTCACCGCTTCAGTTAATGCAATGAATGAAACTGCTCAGAAACACGAAATAAGCAAGCCGAAGAATCTTGCTGAAGCACTTGTTGATGCTTTCAAAGAGAGTGCCAAGAGTGTTCCTAACCTGCTTACTGAAAAGGTAGATAGTGAAGGAAACAAAAAACTGTCTGTATCTGAGTATTTTAATAAACTTGGGAACAAACAGACCCCGGAACTGGTCGTTAAGGTTGGTGTTGATATGCTTGAATCGACAATCGTTCAGAGTAACGTTGCAACTGTAAGGCTTACTGATCTGGACCCCAACAGGGTTGGAATTCCTCTTGCTGTTTATCAGCACGTCACCGACTGGATGCCTGTAAAGGGAATCACTAAGAAATACATGAGCCTTCTGGTCGTTTATAGTTACCAGGATGGAGCAGCAACAAAG